ACGGGCAGCTTGGTCAGGGTGATACCACACAGCGCAATAGCTTTACGCAAATCTCTAGGCCAGATGTGTTTACTGATATTTTTGCCTCGGATGGGCGTTATTGCACTGTTGGCGCTTTGAACGATCAGAATGAAGTCTATTTCTGGGGCTATAACGGTTATGGACAACTGGGAACGGGCAATACCACCCAGCAAAACACACCTTTTAAACCCAACAGTCCTTTTCAGGGCAATATCACCCGCGTTCAGATCGCTGGGAGCTCCAGCTATATCGGCTGTATTGTGCAGGCTGGGAATGCGCTGTGGGCGGCAGGATATAACGGTAATGGTAATATTGGACTTGGACATGCCAATGCGACAAACAACACGTTTCAAAAAGTTTTAGGCGTATCCGGGGTTATTGCCGACTGGAATCCGTATGGCCACGGCACCAGCCCATGGGGACTTGGCGTTTTATATGACGATGGCCGCGTTGATGCTTGTGGGGAGAACAACTCCTATGGCGAAACGGGAACTCGTCCCAGCAATTTGCACGACATTTTAAATCTAACCAATGTGATTTTTTAGGAGGCTTTTATGAATCTCAAATCCTATTTGCATGATCGTGCGCCGAGCTTTGCTGAAAGTGAAACCGCTCCCATTCATCTGGCTGACCTGAATGGGCGGCATTATTACGCTTTTACCGAGGAGGTTACACCGCCATCAGGCGGTAAAGCTGTGGGCGAAGATGAGCTGGCAGATGTTCTTTCAAACAGTCAGCTTATTCGCCAGATCAAGGAAGAAGCCGGACGGCGTATCACCAAGATTGCCCCTGTATGGAAACAGCAAAATGCACTGGCTGATTTGTATCTTCTGGATGGGCGGTCTGATCTCACGGATGATGAGCAAGCAAAGCTGACAAAAGCGCAAGCATTATTGACTGAAATTTCACGGCTGCGCTCACGGTCCGATGCCATCGAAGCCATTTTCTTAGATGGTGTAGCGGTGGATTACATCACCGATATTGCGTGGGAGGATGAAAGTGCCTGATCCCACATTGAATGCGGCGATTGCCGAAGCCTATGCTTCTGCGCCCAGTGACATCGTGATTTTACACACGCTGGAGCTTCGCCATCCTGATTTCAGGGATGATGAAGACCAGCCTATTGCTGTGCGTTTGGTGCGGGACCATCAAGACTTATCAGCCAAGCTGGAGGATACCGCGCCTTTAAACCCAGACGAATATGTCACCTTCATTGCTATGGGCTTTGATCTGGATCTGCCTCCCGTTGATACATCGCCAGTGCCGGAAATTACCGTCACGATTGATAATGTCAGTCGTGAGTTGATCAAGCATTTGGATGCCGCTGTTGAAAGCGCAGAAAAAATTGAGATCACTTATCGCCCGTATTTAAGCAATGATCTGTCCGGGCCGCAGATGGACCCGCCGATCACGTTGATCTTGAGTGAGGTCGAAGCCGATGTCAGTCGCGTTGTTGGTCGCGCTCGTATGCTGGATATCGGCAATAAAAGCTTTCCGTCAGAAACCTACACGGCCACGCGCTTTCCCGGGCTAACCCGCTAAACAACACAAAGGACATATCATGAATGAATTGACCCGGCAGCCAGATGGGCTGCACTGGGCGTGTCGCTATATCGGCTTGCCTTGGCAGGCTGGAGCGAAAGGCCCGGATGTTTTTGATTGCTGGAGCCTCGTGGTTTGGGTGCAAAAGCACCATTTTGACCGAAACCTGCCCGACATTCCTGTCGCCGAGGGGAATTTAAAGCGGCTGGCTTTGACCTTTCGAGACCACCCGGAGCGCAAACGCTGGCAGCTCACCGATACGCCAGAACATGGCGATGCGGTGTTGATGCGCCAATCCCGGCATCCCATCCATGTGGGCATTTGGATCACTATAAGCCCCACCGAAGAAGGAGTCCTTCACTGCGTAAAAGGCAATGGTGTGGTGTTTCAAAATATGGCCAGCCTCAAACTCGCAGGCTGGCAGATTGAAGGGTTTTACAGGCTCTCAAGCAGCGAAGCGGTAGAGCAAAATCATTTCAGGGAGATGCCCGCTAAACCAGATTAATAAATGATGAGGTTTCCATGTTTGCTTGCGTCCACATGCTTCACAATCCATTTATGCCAGCACGCGGGCGCGACATTTTTGCGGTCGATCATCCCATCACCATTCGTGAATGGCTGGATGAAGCAGGCATCATAGAATTTGAACGTCCTACCATTTGCCTATTCAATGGCGAAGCGGTGTTACGGGAACAATGGAATAAGATCACCATTGGCCTGTTTGATATCGTTACCTTTATCACGCTGCCCCAAGGTGGTGGCGGTGGGGGTGGCAAGATTTTACGATCCGTCCTGACCATTGCTGTTATGGTTGCAGCCCCTTATGCCGGAGCTGCGCTCGCGGGGGCGATTGGTGTGGCTAGCACTGTAGGCATTGCACTGGTAACTGCTGGTGTGGCATTTGCCGGAAGTGCGCTGTTGAATGTCTTGCTACCTCCGCCTTTGCCATCAACCAGCTTGAATAGTGGCTTTGGGAATACACCTGCAGCCAGCCCAACCTATTCATTACAAGCCCAAGGCAATCAGGCGCGATTAAGTCAACCCATCCCAGTGGTTTACGGTCGGCACATTGTCTATCCAGACTTGGCCGCAACGCCATATTCGCTGTATCAGAATAACGAGCAGTATTTGCATCAGCTGCACTGTATTGGTCAGGGCGAATATGATTTGGAGCAAATCCGTATTGAGGATACGCCGATCAGTTCTTTTGAAGAAATTGACTATGAAATCGTACAGCCCGGCGATGCCGTTACGCTATTTGATACGGATGTCGTCACCGCACCCGAGGTCGCAGGACAAGAATTACTCAGCACAGGTGATGGTGGTGATTGGGTTGGGCCTTTTGTGGCCAACCCCGTACAAACCAACTGCCACCAGATCAGCGTCGATATCGTCATGCCGCGTGGAGCATATTACGCCAATGACAGTGGCGGCCTGAACAGCCGCACCATCACATGGCAATTTGAAGCGCGTCAGATCGATGATGACGGCACAGCAGTTGGCGCATGGCAAACATTGGGGAGTGAAACCTTCACGGCAGCCACCAATACGCCGCAACGCATGACATTTAATTATGCGGTGGCGGTGGGACGTTATGAAGTGCGGGCCCTGAGAACAGATGCCAAGGATACATCTGCCAGAGCGGGTCATGAGCTTCGCTGGGGCGGCTTAAAAGCTGTCTTGGATCAAACGCCCGATTTTGGGGATGTCACACTCATCGCCATGAAAATGCGGGCCACAGATAATTTATCGCAACGCTCATCGAGGATGGTGAACTGCCTTGTCACGCGCAAATTACCTGTTTGGAATGAAGCCATCGGATGGTCAGCACCGCAAGCCACACGCTCCATCGCGTGGGCTCTCGCTGATATTGCCCGCAGTCAATATGGCGGTAAACTGGATGATAGTCGGATTGATCTGACGCAGCTCAAAGCTCTGGATGCCAATTGGCAAGCACGCGGTGATTTTTTCGATGCCGTGTTTGATCAAACAGTCACGGTTTGGGAAGCACTGAGCCGAACAGCACGTTGTGGGCGCGCAGTGAGCTTCATGCAAAGCGGCACTGTTCGCTTTGTCAGAGATGAGCAACGCTCCATCCCAGTTGCCTTGTTCAGCCCTCGCAATATCGTCAAGAATAGCCTCAAAATCCAGTATCTGCTGGCCAGTGATGATACGGCTGACAGCGTGACGGTGGAGTATTTCTCAAAGGAGACATGGCAAACGGCAGAAGAAACCGTCAGCCTGCCTGATAGCACCAGCGACCAACCCGCCCGGGTACGATTGTTTGGCTGCACTGAAAAGGCTCAAGCCATTCGTGAAGGCAAATATATGGCCGCCGCCAATCGCTATCGCAGGCGCTTGGTGACCTTTCAAACGGAGCTAGAAGGCTTGATCCCCACCTATGGTGATCTGATCGCCATTGCCCATGATATGCCGAGCTGGGGCCAAGGTGCCGAGGTTATTGAGGTTGATGACAATGTTCTGAGCCTGTCTGAGCCATTGGAATGGTCTGAGGAGCTTGGGGATCATTTCATTAGTCTGCGTAAAGCTGATGGCAGCGTTTCAGGTCCGTGGCTTGTTCTACCCGGTGAGACGCCCAGTCAGGTGCTTTTACAGGATGAACTGGACTTCACGCCCTACACCGGAGAGCTGCAGGAGCGCACGCATATTGCCTTTGGCGCTGGTGAAAAATGGAGCACGCTGGCCCGCGTCACAGCTGTTCGGCCTCGCGGCGATCTGGTTGAAATCAGCGCCGTTGCTGAAAACCCGGTCGTCCATACCGCCGACCAATAACCTTTAAAAACAGGAAGAGTAATCATGACCGCTGATAACCATCAGCGGCAGGACGATATGGTGTGCCTGCCGCGTACAGAATTCGAGGCTCTACTGGAGCAAGCTGCCTGCCGAGGAGCCAGAAAAGCCCTAAAGGAAGTGGGCTTGGCAGATGAAGAAGCTGCCAACGACATCCGCACGCTGCGCGATTTGGCAGGCTCAATCAAAACCATGCAACGCACCTTTCTGCAAACCGTTGTGCGCTGGATCACCATTGGTGTGCTGGCGCTCTTGGTCGCAGGCGTGGCTGCAAAACTTGGACCCTTCACCCCCAAATAAACAGGAGAAAAACTATGCTGACATTACTTGGAAGCCTGCTCGGCTTTTTATCATCTGCGTTTCCGGATTTTTTGAAACTCTGGCGCGATCATGCCGACCGCAAACATGAGCTGGCCATTCTGGATCGCCAGATGGAAGCGCAGCGTCAAGGTCACACACAGCGCCTTGAAGAAATACAGGTGCAGGCCGATGTGGCTGAAAGCAAGGCGCTCTATGCTCATGCCAGCCAGCCCAGCGGTGTGAAATGGGTTGAAGCTTTACGTGCCTCTGTGCGCCCGGTGCTGACATACGCATTTTTCTTGCTCTTCAGCAGCGTCAAAATTTGTGCCTTGTTCGTACTGGTGGCCGAGGAAGGCTATACCATCATCCAAGCCCTGCCGGAGATTTGGGACGTGGAAACCCAAGCTCTTTTTGCTGCTGTCATGTCCTTCTGGTTCGGTCAACGCGCCTTGACAAAATTCAGAAATAATTATTGAAAAACAGTCGCTTATAAACTTGATAATCGGTGTGAATGAAGCGTGTATGGAGATGTAAACAGCAACCGAGAGGAGCCAGAGATGAACATGATAACACTTGAAAGAAAACTCAGAGCCCAAGGCTACGCTTCAGGTAAAAAGCAGCTTATTAAGGACTTGGCTGCCTTGACCGCGCATCTGCAAAATATGCCGGAAAATAAGCATATGACTGCTGATGAGATGAGCCGCCTCCAACGCGCCCATATGACGTTGCGCGATGCCGCCAACGAGGTGGGGCTGGAACTGCCCTGCCTTGATATATAAGGAATGCGCAGAATGAGCAAAATAACCTATAAGGGCTTTTTCACTGATACCAGCAATGGCAATCAAGCCTGTACCGAGCAGGAAGAAGCTGGTCTGGTCGGCGTGTTCGGCGGCATCGTTCGCCACCACGCCGAGACCACCATCGCCTACAAACTTTGGATCGATATGAAGGACCACCCCAAGGCTAAAGAGCTGGACATCGACCACTTTATCCTCGCGCTCGAACGCCGCAAACAGACTCCAGATCAAAGCGAATGGGTCGGGCTTTACACCAGCGGCACGAAGAATTTTAGGGTCGTTTGTATTTTAGAAAGGAAATGATATGCGATACATCACCCAAAATGGACTGGACCTGATCAAACGGTTCGAGGGCTTCTCTCGGACCGTTTATTTTTGCCCAGCTGGTTATCCCACCATCGGTTATGGTCATGTTGTCAAAGACGACGAGGACTTTTTGTCAGGCATTGATGAGGCAAAAGCCGAGGAATTATTGCGCCAAGATGCCCAGATTGCAGAACGTGCTGTTTTGCGCCTGATCAATGTGCCGCTGACAAATGGCCAGTTCGATGCGCTGGTGTCATTCACCTATAATCTGGGCGGTGGTGCGCTCCAACGCTCCACGCTGCGCCGTAAAATTAACCGCGAGGAACACGCCGAAGTACCAGAACAATTCATGCGCTGGGTCTGGGCAGGTGGCCGCAAACTCAAGGGGCTAGTTCGGCGTCGGGCTGCTGAAACTTATATGTATATTCAGAATAATGAAAGTGCGAAATGACGCTAAATAGCCATCACTGTGCTTGCAGAATTACACCACAATATGCTAATCAGTATATGATACTATGTATGGAGTTTTCGCCTTGAGAAAGAAAAAACAACAACCCTTAATTCGGGTGACAATTAGCGTTGATAAGGATGATTACGAGACCATGGAAGGCCTAGCAAAAGACTGTGAATTATCTACTGCTCGTTTGATTCGTCAGGCTATGAGTGAGTTTATTGAAAGAAGAATGAAGGACAACAAGATAAGTATTGTTATACCTAATTGCGATAAAGCGAGAAATAAATGAATAAAGCGCTCAAGAAAAAAAATGTGATCCTTTCAAAGGCTCATCTGGCTAGTGGTCAAATATCCTCCAGTGAAGTTAGCCCTGCATCGAATAATCTTCCTTCGGCACCTATTTGTGAAAAGAAATATACTGCCGTATCGTTTTTTAGTGGGTGTGGCGGATTGGATTTGGGGTTTCTTGGCGGTTTTGATTATAAAGATGAATTCTTCCCTTCCATGCCTTTTGATATAACGGCGGCATATGATTCAGATCCTAAATGTATAGATACATACAAACACAACATATCAGAGCATATAGAGCTCAAAGATTTATCAAGCTATGATCCGTTTACTATTCCTGCAGCAGACATTTTAATTGGGGGATTCCCCTGCCAAGATTTTGCAACTTGCGGCCCTAGAAAAGGACTCAACTCTGAGCGCGGTAAATTATATACAGCATTGATGCGTTACATGGAGGCACATTCGCCATCAATTGTAATTGGTGAGAATGTTCCTGGTTTAGCTAATATTGAAGGTGGTGAAGCACTCAAGAAAATAGTAGAAGACTTTGAAAGCTGTGGATATCGATTTAATGTCTGGAATCTTTATGCTCCAGATTATGGAGTGCCCCAAAATAGAACCCGTCTATTTATAGTAGGCGTTAGAAATGACCTTCCTGGTTTTCCTGTGTGCCCCAAACCCGAGTTTGTAGGCAATCATCGTACAATTAAATGGGCGATTGAGGATCTTATGGAGATCGACTGCGAGTCAATTTCTAATCAATCACAATATTTTAAGGCATCCAAAGCGAAAAAAGGTAATGGTCAGGGGGATGAAATTTCAAAGCCAAATTCACCTTCTTATACAGTTAGGGCAAATGCTAAATCCAGAGTTCAGTTCCACTACTCTTTAGAAAGGCGTTTGACGATTAGAGAATGCGCAAGATTGCAAACTTTTCCAGATGGTTTTCATTTTCCGCATTCTGCCACATCAAACATTATGCAGATTGGAAATGCAGTGCCACCTATGCTGGCACATAAGGTGGCACATGAAATATCAAAATATCTAAACAAAATAATGTGAGCCTCCTATGCAAACCAATGTCGACATCACTCCAACCCCTAGAATCCTGAGAACATTAGGAGATATTCCTTTTGATATTTGGCAATGTTTTGCGGAGTTAACAGATAATTCCCTCGATGCTTTCAAGGAAGCGCTTGCAAGCGGGCTACAAATTGACAATCCACGAGTAGATATTTTTTGGTCTAATGAGACTACTCCTAATAGCGAGCGTGAAATTGTTATTCAAGACAATGGTCCGGGCATGGGGTTGGATACCCTTCAAAAAGCCGCTAAGGCTGGTTATTCAAGTAACGACCCTATCCACAATTTAGGTCTTTTTGGAATGGGATTTAATATTGCTACAGCTCGGTTAGGAGATGAAACCCTTTTTTTATCAGCCACAAAAGACGCAAAAGAATGGGTTGGAATAAAAATCGATTTCGAAGAACTGATTCGCAATCAATCTTTTTCAGCAACTATTGTTACACGCCCTAAAGAAACCCCTGAAGAGTGTGGAACAAAAATTATAGCACGCAAACTAAAAGATGGAGTCTTATCTGATCTAAAAAGGAAGGCTCTCTCAGTTAAACGGCGCTTGGAAAGCGTTTATACGCCGATATTAGAAAAGAAGAATGTCGAGATCTATTTGCAGGGAAAGCAACTCTCCGCTCAACCTCATTGTACATGGTCTGACTCAAGATATGTAATACGAAAGGGAAACAAAGTAAGCGCCATCCAAAGAATTGACCGCGATTTGGGTGAGACCTATTTTGATTTACTTAGAAATCGTTATCTAAGCGAAGATGAGAGCGATGAGTTGGATGTTGCGCTCTCAAAGGGAGGCTCTCTTCCAGAGCATGTAACCAAAAGATCAAGGCGTTTAAAGGGATGGATTGGCATACAGCGCTATTCTGACCCTTCAGATTTTGGTGTGGATTTCATCCGTAATGGACGAAAAATTCTAGTGGCAGACAAAACAATATTTGCCGTAGAGAATCCGGAAACAGGTACGCTGATACAAGAATATCCTGTTGAATTGGGGTCTACTGTTGGTGGTAGAATCGTTGGGGAGCTGCATGTTGATTACCTGATTCCAACTTATCAAAAAAATGGATTTGATACGACCGACAGGGCTTGGCGTATAACAGTTGAAGCAGTTAGAGGCGCTGGTCCTATATTGCCTAAAAAACGTGCCGCTCTTGGCTACGACGGGGATAATGAATCTCCATTGGGTAAGTTAGTTAACGCCTATCGTCGTGCCGATCCTGGCACAAAAAATCTAGCACTACCCAATTCTTTAGCAAGAGAATATGCAAAAGAATTTAGAAGTGGAAATATTGAATTTCAAAGTGATGACAAATGGTTCAAGGCCGCTCAAGAGGCTGATAGGGATCGTGGTGAAGGCGGCAAAACAACTACACCTGTGAATACAGGTGATATCGCCTCCGATGATGTTGATCTCTATGGGCCTTCGGAATCGACGGAGGAAAATTCCAGTCCGGCTCCTATGCCAACATCTCCCCAGCCTGAGATTGTCACGCCGCCTGTGAGTTCTGAGCGTGACCAACTTATATCGATGTCGGAAAGGGCTGAAACTTTAAGCGGTAAGTATGCTTACGGTGCGACGCCGGGTATGGTTGTTAGCGCATGGCGGGTCAAAGACCATCATATTCGCGTAGATGGCAATCGAGTTCCAACTTTGCTTTTCCAAGACGGAGTTGAAATTGACTTTTTCTATGACTCCCAGCACCCCATGCTGGATGAATACCCTATCACTCCTAAACAATTGTTGTTACTTTCTCTGGCAGAGAAATTCGCAATAAGGGATCATAAAGTATCACTGCAACAAGCATATGTTGGGCTTATTCAAAATCACTTAGATGATGAGCGTATTAACACCCACTCACTATACGAAAGAGCGATTGCAATTATGGGGGCTGTTAAAGATAGGCTGCCAAAATTGCTAGGCCACCGTCTTTCGAGGGCAATGGAAATTATTGCAGAGGTGCCTGCTGAAGAAGAGGAACTGGCAAAAAAACTCCTTGATGAAGCACCTCAAATTCTTCAAGCCTATCAAAATCGCAGTGATGAAGCTTTACACGCCCTTTCTTTCGTTACAGAAGGAGCAATTATCAGGCTAATTCAGGCTATGCCTGAGGAGTTTCTGGATGGCAAGCTATTCGATTTACCTTATATGACAATTAATTTCCCCAATTCAGACACAAACACTCGACTAAAAAATGCTTCGCTTGAGAAAATTGTTTCCTATTTAAAAGATGCGACACTTTTGCTGCAGGGAGCGAAGCAATTAACCAAGCATGAGCTCATCCGTAATGCCAATACATTGGCAATCCTAGAGGCTCGGATGAATTGATGGGAATAGTTGAAAACAACACTTTTCTGACGCGCTCTATAATGGCTGGTGAAGATTGGCGGGGATTAGAGCTGGCTGTCCAAAGGTTGCTTGGACATTGTGGTTGGGAAAACATACAAGACGTTGGTGAAAGCGGAGACAAGGGGGCTGATATCCTAGCTGTAAGAGATGCTCCAAAATCACAGTCTAAAGAATCTTATTTGGTTCAAGTAAAGGCCATTACAGGATCAAATTATATTGGGCGAAGTGCTATTGATCAGGCCCTTCAAGGGCAAGCGCACTACGGTGCAAAAATTGTAATCGTAGCTACAAACGGCGATTTTACAAAGTCAGCTGTTTCGAGGCAGAAAGAGTTGAACCAGCAGGGATTTGATGTCCGTTTGTGGAATGGGAAGTTCTTAACTCAGCTTCTTGAAAAATGGGGGGAATACCCACCCGGAAGAAGAAGCCCTCGTCAATATCAGGAAAGTATTGTCGAGAAAATAATATCAAATTATTCGAATGGAAGAAAAAAGAGCTTATTTATCGTTGCAACTGGTCTTGGCAAGACTGTTATCGCCTCAACTGCTGCGAACCTCTTAATTAAAAAAGGTTTAAAGAAAGTATTAGTCCTCTGTCACTCCGTTGATTTAGCACAGCAATTGCAAAAAGAGTTCTGGTCACAAATTCCCAAATCGATTCCGACACGCTTGTTTATGAGTGGTGAGCCGCCGGTACCCATAGATGGAATAAATTTTGGATTATATCAAACTTTATACGGCTACTTGGGTGGTATCAACGAAGATGCTTTTGATTTGATCATTGTTGATGAAGCTCATCATGCTTTGGCGAATGCCTTTTCTAGCTGCATTGACCATCTGGCGCCTAAACACCTAATAGGAATGACTGCCACTCCATGGAGGGGCGACGGAGCCACGATAGATTCTATATTTGGCGAACCCATAGCCAAGGTTTCTTTGGTTGATGGTATGAGGATGGGATTCCTAGCTAAAGTCGACTATCGTTTAATGTGTGACAATATTAATTGGGATGAAGTTCCTAAGCTAGCTAAGAAATCTCTATCCATAAAAGACCTGAATAAACGTCTATTTTTACCGCAGCGCGATGAGGCGGTTATAGAGAGCATAAAGAAAGCTTGCCTAGAACAAGCCAACCCAAGAATTGCAATTTTCTCGCCATCAAAAGCACATGCGGAGGAGTTTGCGAGAAAACTTAGCCTAGCTGGAATATCTGCTGCATCAGCATCTATTGATGACAAAGTAAAAAGACGTCGCATCCTTCTTGATTTTGCAGCAGGAAACTTAATGGCAGTTACTTCGGTGGATGTTCTAAATGAAGGAATTGACGTACCGAAAGTGAACGTCTTGGTATTTTTACGCGCAACGCATTCTAGACGAATTTTTGTACAACAATTAGGTCGCGGCCTTCGCTTATCTCCCGGTAAAAACAAAGTAATAGTGCTTGATTTCGTAACGGACATACGAAGACTGGCTGCAGTCAAAGAATTAGATAAAGAAGCCAAGGAAGACACAAAACCGGGAGACGTTGAAACTGTCTATCTGAGAGATGGTCTGGTGAAATTTAATGATGAAAAGTCACAGGCTTTTGTCGAAGCGTGGTTGGAAGACGTCGCTGGGTTAGAGGAATCAGATGAAGCAGAAAAACTAACATTTCCTGAGAGTGAGGCTTTCATATGAGCAACAAGCCGCCGCGTGAAATTGCCAATTCCGTTAAAGAAAAAGTTTTTAGCGCTGCTGATGACTTTTGTTATCTGGCCAAAAGTAGAACCGAAAATGGAAAGTTCCTCGATGATCTTGTTGCACAACAAGATATTGGCGGGGTTCTAGGGCAATACATGCGTAAAGCTGAAATTCGTACTTATATCAAGGATGCTGTGCTTAATCGCTATTCAAAAGATAAAACACGGGCGGCAAAACCAAAAGACATGGTGGGGATCATTAAATCCAAATATGGTTTCGACACCACTTTGATAGATACTGACGCTACTGCGAAAATCAGATTATATAAATCGACCCCAAACGTCATGAATGCACAATATGTTATTGTGGCTGAAGGTACCGTATTAAAATGGGAAACTGCGTTGCGCAAAGCATTGCTATACATCCCCTCAAAGCCATTTTCTAATGATCCCGAAAATACAGTCCATATTCTGCTGAATATTTTTGCACAGCACAAACCTGTTTCTCCAGCTGATAAAAAGTTTCTCAACAAGGCGCTCGCTAGGTGTGGTGCTCAAACCCATATCTTTGGAGAAGGTTGATTTCCCTATTAATATAAAGAATAGAAACTTGGCTAAAGTTTCTACAAAAATGATTTTTCTTAATAGATAAAATAGCAATGATGTAGGTGCAGCAATACGGTAACGATCAGATTCTCTACTCGCCATCGGACTTGGTCACCTTTTTGGGGTGTCACCATGCGAGCTCTCTTGATGTAAAGGCGCTGAGCGAGGATATGGACAAGACCGAGGCCAGCACTACAGGTCAGTTGCTGCAGCAAAAAGGCTTGGAGCATGAGGCGGCATATCTCCAGCAGCTCAAAGACGAAGGCAAATACGTTGTTGAAATTCCCAAAGACCGCAATGTGCAAGACCGCGCACAGCTCACATTGGAGGCCATGCAGTCCGGTGCGGATGTGATTTATCAAGCCGTGTTCTTTTCACCACCTTGGCGGGGCGATGCCGATTTTCTGATTAAGTGCGATACGCCTTCCAGTTTGGGTGGTTTTAGCTATGAGGTGCTGGACACCAAATTGGCACGAACGGCTGAGCCCAAGCATATCATGCAGCTTTGTGTCTATTCCGAATTGCTGACCGGTCTGCAGGGATTGCGCCCGGCTGATATGCACCTGTTTCTGGGCGATCATGAAAAACACAGCTTCCGCGTGGCTGACTTTTTCTATTACTACACCCGCGCCAAAAGCCGCTTTGAAACCTATCTGCAAAACCTGCCTGCGGACTCATATCCTGAGCCTTGCGGACATTGTAATTTCTGCCCATGGCGTGAAGGCTGCAAAGCGCAGTGGGAACAAGATGATCATTTAAGCCTTGTGGCCAACATTCAGCGCTCACAAATGGACAAGCTGCGTAAGGCTGGCATCCGCAGCGTTGCTGAACTGGCCGCCACAGAACCAGATACCAAAATCCCTGATTTAAGCCGTGATGTGTTTTTGCGCCTGCGCTCACAAGCTGTCTTGCAGAATCACAAAGCCACCACGGGTGAGAATAAATGCGAGATCATTCCGTTCCCGCCGGGCAAAGGCTTTACGCGTATGCCTGTGCCGGATGATGGTGACCTGTTTTTTGATATGGAAGGCGATCCGCTTTACCCGAACGGATTGGAGTATTTGTTTGGGGTCTATTACTTTAAAGCTGGGAAAGAGTTGTTCTTGCCGTTTTGGGCGCATGACCATGAAGAAGAGAAAGAAACCTTCAAGCGCTTTATGGGCTTTCTAGCGGATCATCTGGCCAAACATCCACATGCCCATATCTATCATTACAACCATTATGAAACCACAGCCCTGAAACGCTTGGCCTGCCGTTATGCTGTCTGCGAAGAGCAGCTGGATAATCTGCTCCGCAATCAGAAATTCATTGAT